AACTTGTTCCGCTCCCATTGAAAGGGTCAAGGATTACATCATTTTTGTAAGATAAAATCTTGATTGCTTTGGTAGGAATATCCATTGAGAACGTGGCTTTGGTCAATGGACGACTATCATTTAGATACTTCCATTGTCCAAACACGAGCTCCATAAATTCTCTCTTATCTTGTTCGGTATATAACATTTTGTTCTTACCTTCTTCGGTTTGAATTAACTCACCTTTCCATTGTGGTTCCCCTTTAACCTTCTTGATATGATTTTTCTTATAAGCAAGAATTACACATTCCTTTGGGTTATAGATATATGGACTAGATGGACTCATCCAACTACCCCACGCAGTTGTTTTACTACGGTGGGGACTATCTTCTTCCAAATCCACAATACCAAAGAATTTGAAACCAATTTGTTTCATGACCTGATAAACTTCAGAAACCAAAAATATTCTTCCTCCTTTTTCTTGTCTATTAATCTCGTAAGGAATGTTTAATGCGATACGACCATCATCCTTCAATACCTTGTAAGCTTCAGTCAGCCAATTCTTAGTAAATTCCAAGTATTGGTTTATCTCCATATCATCATCATGAACATCGTAAGCGATATTGACTCCGTAAGGTGGTGATGTAACAATCAAATCAACAAATGAGTCAGGCATTTCTTTCATTACCTCAATACAGTCTCCGTTGATTACTTTGTTTATATAATTTTCAATCATACTTTTTCTAAATTTTTAATTTTTCTATCCAAATACCACAAAGCTTTCTTCAGGTCTTGTAGTTCTTTACTTGGGTCCTTCTTGCCAGCTCTAGCAACATACTTAACCACATTGAATAGGTAAGCATCATAATCAAGTCCCCAAGCTTCTGCCACCTTTACAACTTCGTATGCGTTTTCTTCTCCCCCGTAATGGTCGGGGTGATTTACCATTTCTTTTGACATATTAATCAACTCTATATTCGTTTAGTAATTCGTCTTGAATAACCGCATTGTACTTTTTGGCAATATCATCCAACTTTTTAACATCGACATTCATATACATGTTGGCCAAAGTGGTTTCCAAATCACCCGCCATTTGAATTGTGTCTGATATTACTTTTACAATCTCATAAGGATTTGCGTTTGATGAAGGTCTTCTGTCTTCAAGATAACCTTTCCACTCTTTTTCAGTTTGACTTGGTACACGAATTGATGCTCCTCTGTCACTTACTCCCCATGAAAACTTGTTAATGTTTTGGGTTTCAAACTTGCCTGTCAATCTCATATGATTGTCCGAGCCATAAACCTCAATATGGTTTTTGTGACGATATTCGAATGCTCTGAATATACTTTCAAAGTATTCTTTGTTTCCTTCATCTCTCATTCTTCCATTAGAGAAGTTTGTGTGAAGACCCGAGCCGTTCCATTCACCAAACACCAATGGCTTGGGGTGAAACTCGATTATGTAATCAAATTTTTCTGACAACTTATTCAAGAAGTAACGTGACATCCAAAGGTCATCACAAGCTCTTTTCTTTCCTTGAGCAAATACTTGGTATTCCCACTGTCCTGTAGCAACTTCGGCATTAATACCTGTAATAGTTATACCAGCATCTAAACAAAAGTCATAATGAGCATCTACTAAATCTCTACCTTTTGTCAAATGACCAACACCACAGTAGTATCTTCCTTGTGACTCCGCGTTTCGGTCAAGACCAAGTATCTCTCTTGTTTTTTGTGAACGAATAAAATATTCTTGTTCAAAACCAAACCACAAATCTTTATCTTCTTCACCTAATTTAGCTCTGTGATTACTTTCATGAGGTGTTCCATCGGGGTTCATCACTTCACAAAATACATAGATTGTTTGATAACTTTCATTTTTAGATGTAAAATAAAGATTGACAGGTTTCAATAGACAATCCGAGAAACTACCGTCAGCCTGTTTCGTTGAGGAGCCGTCAAAATTCCAAACAGGAATGTCACTTAACTCAATTATATTGTTCTCGGTTATTAATGTTTTAACTTTACTTCTCAAGTTTGGTTCTGGCTCATAACCATCTAACCAAACATATTCTAATTTTACTATCATTTTATTTATTTTTTCTAATGGTATATAAAATTGGGCAGTTGGTGTGCTGTTGGATTAATTTACACCATGGTTTAGATTAGGCCTCCAACCACCCTTTTATTTATTTTTTATAACGTAATAACCTTTACCGTACTTACTCTCCTCAACCAATCCTTTTTCAACTAATTCCTGAATAAATTTTTCAGTTTCATCCATTGGGGTTCTCAACAGGTGTTTAGAGATGTAACTCACATGTACCGGTCTTCTTAATTTATCTAAAAGTTTTTTAATTATTGTATTTTTTTCCATCGATAAAAAGTTTGATATTTGTGTCGCTTAAACCTTCTTGATATAGTCGGAAGGCTTCACTTGCCACATTATCCATAAATAATACGGAGTCTGCGGAAAACAAACTTTTTAGAGTTTCACCTCGCTCAAAAGTTTTCATAATAACTTCTTCGGAAATAAATCTTTTACTGAACCCCATTTGTTATATATTTTCTTTGTTTCTCTAATCTCTCTATCTTTTCACTTTGGTTAATCAAAGATACTATTTTTCTTTTAGATATCGGTACCAAAGTTTCTGCTATCGGAAATTTTTGTGTGGATAAAATTTCAAACACAGGAAAGGTTTTTTCTTTTCTACTCTTATACGTCTTTGAAAATTTAGATATTAATTGTGTTATTGTCAAATCCTCTCCATCTCCACTATATAACATTTTTACATGTGTTTTAGTTAGATTAAATGAATTTTTGACTCTCCTTATATCGTATCTCCAAATATACGTAGTTGTTTCGTCTTTATGATAAAAAAATCCTGACTTTGATTTCAGGTTATTCCTATTTCTTTTGATATTAACGGTGAGTGAGTCATACACCAAGGTCCATATTGCTTTAACCACATTGAAGTAATCAAATAACTTTGGTTGTACATTTTTCAATATCTTTTTGAATTCTATTTGTTCTTCCTCCGTCATGTTCGGTAAATCATGGACAACCAAGTCGGTGACAACCAATTCATCGTCGTGAGATAAAAACTTCTTCTTGGTTTTTAGAATTTTATTTTGATTGATGATTGTTTGAACATTACCCAAATGTACCGAAACCTCAATGAACATTGGGTATAGCTTAATTTCTTCCAAGAAAACATTCATTTTCTGAAAATAAGCCATCAACTTATATTCTTTTTGTTCAGCGTCGATGGTCCCGTTGATTATCCATTCGGGGTCCATGACAAACTTTATTTTCTGAGCCTTATTCATACTACAGAAAATATACTAAAAAAAAATGATAAAAAAAAGGTTTAACTAATTCTCATGATGTAGTATGTGGTACCATTAATTGACTCGGTATCATAACTACCATCATATGAACCCATAATACCGTATCCGTCGCTTTCAACTAAACCTCGAGCTAAAGCATCCATATCAATATAATTACTAATATCAGCACCTAATTCATCTAATGAAAATTTTGGGTCTTCCATTTTTTCTGAAACCAACTCTTCGACTTTATCTTCCACCATTTGAGTTGTAACTTCACCTTCAGGAACCATATTATCTATCTCTTCTTGTGAGTCATCAATGTGTCCTTGGATAATCTTAATTCTTTCCTCAATTTCTTCCCATTGTTTTTTATACTCATCAGGGTCTTCGACTGTGTCATTAAGGTCTTCTTGTTTTTGTTTCAGTTTCACAATGACCCCTTCCACCTTTTCAATATATTCCTCGAGTTCTTCCTTTCTTCTATCTTGTTCTTGTGTGGTCGGCATTTCACTTTCATTAAAATACGCTTCAGGATTATATCTTACATCATCATAGTAAGCCTCCCTAAAATAATCCTCGATGGCGTCTGTGTCTAAATAATCCTCCCAAAACGATTGTCTAAATCCTTCTACCCCGACTTCATCAACATAATTTTTGGCGTATTCGTAAGCGGCCTCATCCATTTCATCTTCATCACCAACCGTAAATTCTTGACCTTCAGCCTTACCTCCAATTACTTCAAACTGTTCTAGTCCATAATAACTATATCTCATAGGAATAATATTATATACCGTAACAATTTCATTTCTTAACTCATCTGCCCTATTTTCAAGTTCTTGTATTCTTTCAAATAATTCAGGATTGTCTGTCTCATCATACTCCAAACTTAATTCATCTATTTGGTCTTGGATAGAATTTAACTCAGCAACCATTTCCTCGGTAGGTTCAAATATATCTTCCAAATTAACTAAATGTTTATATAATGCGTTTGTCTTTTCTCCGAGTTCTGTGATATCGGGATTATCCAAATCCCACTCTCTATTTGTTCTACGCTCTTCAGCACTTTCAAGTTTTTCACGTCTTTCCTTTGCTTTACGTTTGGTCTGAATTGGTGTATTGTGGTCCCAAACATATCCCTTAACATTTATACCAGATATGTCACTTACACTCGTATTACTAATATTTAACTTACCTTCGATGTATTTTACATTACCAAGTGATGTAGTTGGGGTATCCGCCAAATCCAAGTCACCGGTAATCCAAAGTGGTTTCCCTTCAAACATCTTCAATTTAGTTACACCGTTACCGTTATAACCACCAAACTTCATAAGTTCCTCAAACTCTTTTGGTGAGATTTTATAATACTCCTCCTCAGTTTGTTCGATGAGAGTATGTCTTAAAAATTTTTTGAATTGACTTTCGGTCAGTCTCAATTTACCCATAGTACTGATAAATATTTTTATTTCGTAAATAATACGATATTCTTTACAAATTAGTCCAAATCAAGATATTTATTATTATGGGATGCGGTATTTATAAAATAGAAAATACTAAAAATAACAAAATCTACATAGGTTCTTCCATAGATATTGAAAAGAGGTTTTATAAACATCTGTGGATGTTGAGAAAAGGTATTCACGATAATAATCACTTACAAAATTCATTTAATGAATATGGTGAGAATTATTTTTTATTTTCAATTTTAGAATTATGCGATGAGCCTGATTTGGTGAAGAGAGAAAATTTTTATATTGAATTATATTGCGCTTGTGATTCAAGTTGTGGGTATAACCAATCTACGGTTAATGATTTTAGAAGAAACTGTTTTATACCTTCAGTAAAAATAAAAAATTCAAAGCATAATTTAGTCAAGTACGGAAATTTTAATAAATTTTCATTGACTAATTTAGATACAAACGAAACTTTACTTTTTGAGGATTTAGTAACCGCCGCTAATTATCTTATCAATGGTGGTTTTACTAACGGTAATCCAAGAAACGTAAGACAAAAACTATCTTACGCTTTAAGAAAGAAAAAAGTTAATAATGGTTCTAATGGCAGTATCAGAAAAACCTGCTATAAACATAAATGTGAAATAATAAATTAAAAAACAAAGCTATGTCTTGCGGATGTAAAAACAAACAACAAGCTCAGGAAGCACCAGCTCAACCTGCACCAGGTCAAATTCAGACACCACAACAACCTCAAAACAATCAAACTGTTCAAGAACAGGTAAATAAGGTTGTTGAGAAGTATTATAAAAAATAATATTGTAGGAATGTTGGGTGTAAAAAATTAAAAGGGGGATTTATTCCCCCTTTTCTATTTAATATACGGATTTTTTTAACTATTAATTTCAAAAGATTTTTATGAAGTACATTTATCCAAACTATAGAATTGGTATCGTTAATAAGTTCGCTGATTATATCATGATGGAGTTATCAAAAGATAATAACCCATATACCGAGATAAGAGTAACACAGTTTGAACCATTCTTTGTTATTGAAGGAGTAACTTCATCAAATAAATTACTCAATTTAGATTCAATCAAAGAGTCATTTTTTGAAAAGATGAAACCCGAATTGAGGTCTTTGGGAATAAGTAAAATTAATATCATAGATTTGATTAAATACAATAATGAAAAGATTGTTACGGAACGTAAGGAATTTTGTTTTGAGTTTTTCAATAGTTTGAGACCAATTTTTCATGAACGAGTATTGAGTTATGTACTAAACCACACCGATGTTTGGGAGTCGATAGATTATACAGATAAACTTATTGTTTATACAAATGAGTACATAGGAAAGCCGGTTGATTATTCATTCAAAGATATTAAAGGTTCAAGACAATCCGAGTTCCCATATGGTTACAGTTTGAATAATGGTAGGTCTGCGTTTTATTATTGTGAGTATGTCGCCAACCAGCTGTTCCCATCGATTAAAGCAACCAATATGTCAATCAAGTATAGTGATTTTGTTGATGATGAAACTAATGACCCTGTTATCGAAATCATCAGTAACTCCCCATATTTGAACGAAACTATTAAATCTATGGTGTTAGATGTATTTGACTTCAATGTGTCAAGGTTCGAAGTAAAATACCTGAAGAATTACGACCTGACGACCGATTTGGACACACAGTTACAGTCCAAGCCTTGGTTAGTAAAAGATAAAATATCTGAATTGTATATTATCTAAACTCTTTTAGAATAAGAGACCACCTGATAATAATCTTTCTTATCATTACAAAAGTCCTTGATAAGGTTTAATAGATTTTTGAACATGAAAGCATCAGGTGTTTGTTTTTCACACTTAATGAATAACTCAATAAGACAAGATAAGAATTCTACTGACAAGTGTCCGAGGTTATCTATGGTAGAATACGTGTCATTAAAATACTCGGTGTAGATGAATTCATAGTTGTCCCTTTCTTGGGCAGTATAGAATGGTTCAATCTTATCGTATAATTCAATCCAATCGGAAACAAAATCACACACATCGGATGGTGAATGACTAGATTTAACAATCAAATCAACAATCCAATGCGTGTGAGATGGAGCTCTCAATCTTTTGTTTGGTGCTTTATATTTAACGATAAAGTCCAAATCAGGGTTTGCCCCTCGTGACCCTTGGTATATAACTAAAACATTCCCATCATTCAAATCCCATGACTTCAGCGGAAGATGAGTTTGTCCGTCCTTTGAAAACGTAAGGGTCATGAATTAATTATCTGTTTAATGATTTCAACTCCCTCTTCTATAGTACTATAATCCTTATCAGGTGTATATGGTTTAACTTTAGGGTGTTTTAGAGCATCTTCAATAATCATGAATGAAGGTACATAATCACTGCCAGTTGCTTCAACAAACAAGTTATATTCATGTTCATTCTTGTGTATATCACGTTCGATGAATTCTATATTATTTTCAATCAATTGTGTTTTCATCATTTCACAAAATGGACATCCCTCCATTGTGAATACTATTACTAATTTATTATACTTATCCATTTATCAAATTATTTGCTAAGTCCAAAAGTGCGTTTTCCTGTAACAGACCAACTCTTGTGTTTATTTCTTTTCCGTTTGCGAAACTCTTAATTGTAGGTACGCTACGAACACCCAAAGATACAACCATATCACGGTTTCTATCTACATCCATTGTGTATAGTTTGACATCAGAATTTTTTTGTTCCAAATCTTTTGCCACCTTTTCATAAATTGGTTTCAACATTTTACATGGTCCACACCATGCTCCATAAAAATCCACAATGAATTTTTCACCGTTAGTCATTTTCTCTTGAAGTTCTTTGCCTGTTATTTCCATTTTTTTGCTTTAATTAAATTATTTATTGTAAATTCCGCCACGCTGTGTCTATCCACTGTGGTTAATATAAATATTTTCAGTTTGTTTTCTCCGAGTTTTTCCACATAAAAATGAATACCTGACGCATCATACTCTATGTATTTCTCAAGAAAATCAACACCCTTTTCTGTGAAGATTGACTTGTACCATATCGTATATGACCTAGAGGTTAATTTATCAAAGTTATCAATGTCATCGTAATCAAACTCAATTATCGATGGGTGTTGATTAAACTTACTTCTAAACTTATCTATACAATGTTGTGGTATCTTTTCCATAATTAAAATTCATTCAAACCAAATGTTCCAATATCATTAATGTTATTAACTCTCTTATCTGACCACTCAGGGAACGAGATGTCTGACCCATACAAAAGTCTCATCCGCCTATTCATTTTATTGTTGTCTTCAATATTAAAATGTGAGTCAGACTCAAATTCTAAATAACCAATTTTACACTTAATTTTGGGTGTCTCAAATAGATGAATACAATCTTGTACTCGTTTATCTAAAAACGCCAGTATTCTTTCCCACTCCAAAGTTAGTGGTTTGTTAAACCTACCCAAACTTTGTATTCTTTTTAGTTCTATAACAGTATCAAAAGTAATTCTAAACTCAAGAGTGGCACGTTCTTTTGATAGCTCATCATCCTTTCTCAAAGATATAATCATTGCCTCAGGTCGTTTGATATAACCTTTAACACAATTAGATTGAATAAATGACTCATCATTGTATTCCTTCGAGTCCTTGAGTATTACAGGATAATAAGTTTGGTCATCAACAACCAATGGTCTTGTAATCTCTCGTTCAAAGTTATCGTTGTAAATTCGTTTGAATGTTCCTTTGGTATAGAATTCATTCATCTCGGTCCAATTTAAATGCTCCTCACGAAACTCATCATAGGTTGTTGATGCCCATTTAATGTTTTCATAATTTCTCAAATTATTGTAGAACATAAAGTGGTCCGAGAAAGTATTCGGAGCAATCTCACTACTAACAACTAATTTGAATATCTCATATATACAGTTTCTTTCTTTCTTTGAGCGAATGGACGCAAAATACACATTCATGTAGTCAGGACTAGTTGTCGAATCAAATAAACTAATCAGCTCCTCATCAGGCTTACCAAGAATATAATCCTGACCAAATAATGACGCCGCCTTTTTAAACATATCCTTATTGAAGTTACTAGATTTGTGTAAAACTCTACGGATTTTGTCCCCTTTGAATCCATTGATACCCATCATCACATCCAAATATCTATCACCATACTTCTTGTAATCAGCGGCTTTAGGCTGGGGATAATGTCCCATGAATGTCGACCAGTTATCTGACAGTTTAATATTCTTCTTATTCAATACAGTTTTATATAATGTTTTACAACTGTATTTATCCTTGTCATATACAACACCAGGAATGTTATCAATAAATGTTCCGATTAAAGTGTAAAAATCATTACTCACAAAAGTATATTCGGGATTGTTTTCATAAACAAACTTGTACCATGTCAAGTATTTACTCAACGCATCATTTACAACATCGTTAGTGAATGTAACAACCTTAACCGATTTAGATACCTTTTTCTTTTTATGGTAACCATTTACCATACCAGTATAAAAACAATTTCGTTTGAAGTTATAGGTAAGGAAAGCACAATTACTAGTAATCCTTAAAAACTTTTCATTTGGCCTGCGGGTTCTTGTATAAAGAAAAAACTTAAACGTAATCCTTTTATCGTCGTGGGCTACAACCGCAGTCATTCTACGGTGAATTAAATGATAAATAGGGTTCTTAAAGTTCTCATCAAATACCTCTTTGGTGATGTATTTTTGTTTTAATGTGAATTTATCACCTCTATCGTAATAATGAATTTTGAGTTGAAACCCATAATTATCATTATAATCTATATCTTCGAATTTTATTTCATTGTGGTCATAATTCTCAATTGAGGTAAATGTCTCGAATTTTCTTGATAACAGTTCTTTCATAAAATGAATGTAAAAGTGGGGGAGTTTCCTCCCCCATTTTGATTAGATGAATGTCTCGGCAAGTTCCCACAACTTTTTGTTAATCATGGTATCCATTGCCAGTGATGTGATTGGTTTCACGGTACGCTCTTTGCGACCTTGTTGTTTAACAAACCCACCACGAATTAACTTCTCTTGTACCACATTGAAGGTGTTCCACAAAGTTGGGTCGAAGTCATCTTGACGAAGTGGATTGATGATTGTCTCAAGGGTCATCGTTGAGATATCCTCGGTGTTCTTCCAACGAACGGTCAATGCCTTTGTTGTAAAGTCAATCTTCTCATCCATTGTCATCTTCTTATCCATCATCTTTTGTACTGAACGCTCGATGATTGGGGTTGATTTGATGAACGTCTCGGTGATTTGATTTACCTCGTCCATTGAGATATTCATGTGACGTTGGTTAAGTGACACGAGCTCTTGCTGTGGTACAACAAGTCCGTTTGAACATACTAGTCGGAAAAGACCTGCTCCAACTTCGAGCTTGGTTGTTCCGTTGTGTGAATTGGTGATAATCGCTTCAACTAGTGAGTCGCCTACTTTAGGAAGAACGGAGTTTCTCATACGTACTGAGTGACGACCGTATGGTCCTTGTCCAACTTGGTTTGCTTTTGAGATTTCCCATCCCGCGTCCATGAATTTAGACACCACATCAATAGTGGGGACCATCATGTAACGGTCTGAAAGTTTAGGAGATTTTTCTGTTGTGAATACTGCCGAAGCGTGATTTTTGAGGTCTTGAATAGTCATCATAGGGGTTATTGTTTTTAATTGTGGTACAAATATACGGCGGAAAACCTGTCCTGCCAAATTAATTTAAACAAAAGATGCCAACTTTGTTTTGTTCAAAAACATCGTGGATAACCACATTGGCACCTTTGGCAATATCTTCGGTCTTCAATTCAACGACAATGTCAATAAGTTGTTTTTGGGTAAGGGAAATTTCGTCACCTGTTTCCAAGTTTTCATAACATTTTGTTCGTATCTTATCGAAGAATTTGTCCTTCAATTGCTCACCAATTAGATTACTTAAATCATTGGGGTTCTTCTCAAAGAAAGATACCAACTGATTAATATAGATTTCAACATCGACGTTTTTCATCATAGAGTTTTTTTACAAAGATAGAAAAACAAAACAAACTACAAAACTTTTTTAATCAACATGCCAAAAACCATCACTTTCCTCTTCCATCTTTGCTCTCAATCTATCAGGAATATGGATATTCGGGTTTGTACCGGCCAAGTTAATAAACGAAAGCCTTGGTAAGTCAGCAATACTTTCAGGTAATGCCTCAAGTTGCTTATTATTGTTGAAAGAAAGGAATTTAAGTTTCTGTAATTCTCCAATACTATCAGGAAGTGTTTTAACCATATTAGCCAAAAGAAGTGCGTCAAGATTTTTAAATCTTCCGAGTGACTCAGGTACATTCAAAGCTATATCTTCTTTCGATTTGTTGTTAATCATAAGTGTTACAATAGTTTCAGGTAGAGCTTCAAACAACTCCTCAAATCCATAAAGAGCCACAAACTTACCTGCCGAGCTATCAGGGTAATTGATTTCAACTTTGTCACCACCTTTTGTAGTCAAACCTTTAGCAAATTCAGGTTTGAAGAACTCTTTTAGTTCAGACATTTTTCCGTTCAACAACTCAACTAGATTAACTCTTCTATCATCTCTGTCCATAAATTGGTCAGATGGGAAGTGGAATTGATATCTTTCGAACGGTAATCCTGTTCTTTTACCTACTTTTCCGTTGTCATCATTTGGTAATACAACATACAAAGGTCCGTCCTTAATATATGTATTGAAGTAAGAAAGTCCAGGTGCTGACGTACACCATCTCGATTCACCATTATCCCCATCTTGATATCCTCCGAAGAATACGGCGGCTCCTTTTCCTAACTCACCTTTGTCCTCAATTTTAATTAAGGTCCAAGTATCACCTCTAAATATAATTTCACTACCAGGGTATTGATATGATGTTTTAGCTTGTTCCTTTTCGTCTTTTGACGCTTTGGTCTTTTCAAGTTTGAAGTCCTTTACCAAATCAAAAAGTTCATCAACTGATATCTTGTTGATATCTCTCTTATCTTGTGGTAATTGGTTTTTGAACCTTTCATACTTTTTCAAGTCGTCAGACATCTTGTGGAGGTCTTCTATAAATAACCTTTTATGTTCAGTCACCATAAGACTATACCTCTCAGTAGTTTTTTCATCGTCTGTCCACGCGAAATCAAATGTTGGGGTAATAAAGTTTTTCAACATCCACTGAGTATATTTACCAACTTTTACATTTTCCATGTCTTCAACGCTTGCCGTTTCAGGTGTCATCCCTTGTGGAGCACGAGTTGTTGGGTCAGCGAAGATTATGTCTTTTAATGTTTTAAAATCCATTAATCCTTTTGGTTTTCTTGCTATACCTTCACGACCTGGTGCGGGTTTAACCATTTTGTCATACAGGACTTGGAATCTTGAGTTTTCCAAAATCAAATTTGTTAAAAGTGATGTAAACTTCATGTCTATTTTTTTATTATAAATATATCAATAGTTCATAATAAGCAATTCCTCTCCCATATTCTGTGTTTGTCCTTTTTTAGCTGCGGCTGCCTTGGCAAACTCTTTCTTTTCCCATCTATATTGGTCTTGGGGAAACCACTCCGACAAAAGTACGAAATCATAGTAAGATA